AAACTAGGGACATATAGTTGTAGTTTAAAATCATTAATCATAATAAGCCGTATGGGTTAATTGACCCGAATCCGCCTTGGAAGCCACCCTGTATAGGCGAAATAATTGGCAACTGACCCTGTTCTATACGCTTAATTATATTGACAAGAGGAAAATACAAGTTTGGTGTGACAGTATAATGAGAAAAAATCCAGCTTGTTTGAAAGATGTCAAGAACTTCGCCACCTGGATCATAAACCATTTCTTCAGAATCAAGTGTTACGGGTGCGCAGTTATAAAAATGCCACACTTTTCTAGGTACCATAGAAATATTTTGATATGTTTGTGCATACTGCATAACTGTTATGTCAGTTTTAACATTAAAGTAATCACGCTTACCACCTAGGTCACCTGGACGTGCTGTGAATCCCATGTGTGATGCAAGAATAATCCACGGTCTAATAACTACATCTAAGAATGATGTGTTCGTTTCGCGAAAACCAATTCGTAAAAAAGACCCATACTTTTGTCTATCAGTAGAAATAGGGCCGCCAAGAAAGCCTCTATTATTTTTTATTGTTGCAAAATCAGTATCAAGTGTTTCAGGTGGAATAGTAACAGAAGAAGCAAATAAACACCCTATAATGCGTTGCAATGGATAGCTTTTAAGTGTGCTCAAAGCTGTATCAATGTCATAACCTTTCTTGTCTCCACCAATGATCTCTAATCCTTGAATAATTCTTGTATTTAAAGCTGCTGGGTATCTATCAATTAATACAACCCACTGTGTTCTCAATGGAATTGATGTAATCCATGATTCCATTTGTGTAAGAAAGTAATCTCTTACACCAATAAGGGGAACAGCCGGTATATTGAACCCGAATAAATTTGTAATTTGTGGTGCAAAAAGTGGGTTTTGCCCATTAATTAGCCCAGTAGCGTTTTGTAATAACCCATTTGCAGCATCAGTAATTGGATTGTTCACTAAAAATATTTAATGAACAATAGCTAATATTACGATAGTCTCTTCCAGTAGTGGTATGCAAGTGTAGCTGTAAACTTGAGTGTCTCACCAGTGCCGTCAGCAATGTTATATGCTAATGGGCCAACATTACGAACAGAAACACCTACTAACTGATATTGAGCTACTTTAGCAAGCTTGGAATCAAGTTGTACCAAATCAATTGTTGAGTTTTGTTTTGGTGTGAAGTAATTGCCTGTGCTGTTAGCATCATCAAATGTGCTTCTAGACCAGTCTTCAAACTTTTGACGAATCTTTGATTGTGCATCTGCATAAAACTCAACTGCATATGCTTCACTGTTTGGATAAAGCACGCTACCTGGAACATTAAAATTGAGACCCATGTAAGGTACAACTTTATTTTGTATGGCTCTTTCAGGTAGGGTTGCTGTACGAATGTACACTAAGTCATTATTATCAAATGTAACACCAGAGTCAGAAGCATTAATAGATAATACTCGAAATTGAAAGTCGCGTGCAAAATCTCTTTCTTGCGCTACTCTGTAGAAGTCTGATATTAGTTGATTTACGTCTGCCATAAAATTATTTATTCGTTACGAGATAATTTCGCTGAAATTTTGGCTTGTTCTAGTTGCATAGAAGTTAACCAGTATATACTCAGCAGTTCTTGTTGGTTTGAGGTAGATGTCTACCACAAGTGTATTATCGTCGATAATAGAAGGGGTATTATTCTTTTCATCACATATGATCAAGTAATCATATACACCTTGTGTATTTTTTGCATTTTCAAAAAATGGTGTAATTGTGTTAATTACTTGTGTGCGTGTAAAGAGAGTGTTGGGTTCAAATATGAATGATTTAACAGTGCTGCGTACTATTGTTTCAAGATTAATAAACAATCTACGCACATTAATTCTATCAAATGCACTGGGTTGTCTTTGTAGTGTCTTTTGACCATACACAACAAACCCTTCAGCAGGGAAGAATGCAACAGGGTTGGTGCCAATCTTGTACAGCTGGTCACGTTGTTTTTGCTTTGGATACAGAGCAATATCAACAACGCCTGCTACAGCACCGCGATTGAAGCCTGCAGGCGCAAACCATGGTTGAAAGTTTGTATCTGTCTTAGCCATTAACGCTGCAGCAAAACCAGAGAATGGTACCCAAGTTTGTGCATTTGTACCTGCATCGTTAACCTGTACGCAATTTGCGTATGTGCATGCATAACTCGTATTAATTGGGTCAAAAGTATTGCGTAGTGGCCAGTAAATATTGCTTGTAAATGTTGCATCTGGTCTGTCAATAGTCTTAACATTGCGACCTTGAATGAATGTGGAGATAATTGGATCAGCAATAAACAAATGGTCTCTGCGTTGCTCGCTAGCAAACACCCGGAATGTTTCAAATACGCTAGCCCATGCATTTCTTAACACCAGTGCATCACCAGAAATACCTGTTGAAGAAGATAACCCGTTATAAGCGGTTATATATTTTGTATCATCATAAACACCGTTATTTGCAGATGAACTTGCATATATTGTACCAAGACCACCTTCAACAGTAAGTGTTAATGGGTATACATCATAGTTTTCTACTTTTTGTAAAAGTTTATCCAATTTACCTGGTACATTGCCAATTATTTTTGTGTATGGGTTATCAAATGTGTATGAACCAAGAGGAAATAATGAGCCGGCATCACCGATTTGTGCAATGAATGTATCAACAGTAGCAGCATCAATTCCTGTAAAATTGCTATCCAAACTGGCCGCATATTTTAAACCTTGACCAAGAATTCTAATAGATACTCTTGGTTCACCAGCTTGAGTTGCATTATTATCGTTTGAATCTCTCTTTGAGATGGACGGGTTAACAAGAATATCAATAGTTGGTGAGTTGCTCTCCACATCACTCAAGAAGAGACTTTGTGGGTTGCCGCCATTGCTTGGGTATTGCAGGCGATAATAGTTAATGGAGCCTGTGTATCCTTCTACAAATGATTTTGAGAGTTCCAAAACAGATGGTGACATTGTGCCTTGGAAAAGCTTGAATACACCAATATTCAGGCAGTCTCTGTAACCAGTTGTGCCAATATTGAATGTTGTGAATTCCATATCTTGAGATACAGAACCATCAATGCCAGTAAATGTTGCGCTAAGAGCAAAATTCAATCTTGTATCCAGCAATTGTGTATAAGTTCCTGCAGTTGTACCACCATTGCGAGAGCCTGATACACTGACGGTGAATGCTGATGGTATGCCGCGGTAATCAACTTGAGGGTTGACTGTTGTGTTGTCAATAATGCCAACATAATAACCTGCAAAATTTGAATTGGTTGTATATTTTTGTTTATTAACAACAATTAAACCTGCATTACCAAAGCTACCTACTGAATTAATAACACCATTAGTATCTGTAACAGTGGAATTCCATGTAAAAGCACTGCCGTTGCGAATGTTCTGATATTCAGTGTCAGTCAGTTCAATAAGATTTGGTTTACCAAGCAAATACATATCGCCACTTGCACTAACAACATTAAGATTTGTTTGTACATCGTTGCTGCCAGTAAGTTTACCACGCACAGGGTAAACTAGTGCTGTGTATCTCGAACCAAAGCCTTCACCTAAGTTAGGCCCGTAGCCAAGACGAGCAGCATACATTGTTGCAGGGCTTTGAAATATTGCTTTGGCAGTATGATAGAAATATCTTTCTGCAGCATTTGTGGGGCTGCCATAGATTTGCTCGAATTCAGAAAGAGTGGAAACTACAATTGGTTCGTAAGTTGGGCCTTGTGGAGCAAACCCAGCGACTAAAACATTAGTTGCGTCGCTAGCTGTTGCTCTAAGTGAAAGATCTTGTTCTGCAATTTGTACACCGGGACTTTGGATTGTTCTTGCCATACTAAAATTATTTATATCTTTTCGTCACAAAATTCTTTGCTTTTTATAAATTAGTTGTAGTTGTTGGTTGTGTTTCAGTGGGAGCCACTAATTTTGTTAAGAGCTGATCAAATGCAAATTCAAAAGAAGTATCTATTTGTGTAGCATCCCTATAGCTATAGTTTATTTCACCGAGAGATGTGGGAAACGCTTTAGTAAAATCAAACTGAATTATTCTATTGTCATATTCATCTAACCCATATAGTGTAAATGTTGACTTGTATACTTCAGATGTAGTGCTGTCGACCAAATCATTATTATCGAGATCATTATATTTTTGATTATTAATCAAATCTAACCATGTATATATGGCCCAATAATTA